CTACCCGACATCGCCGCCGAGTTCCCCGATGCGTCCGGCGACGGCAGCGAGGATCATGTTCAGCCGCTCTACCTCGTCGTATTCCGAGCTACCGACAGCTTCCTCACGCTGCCGCCAGAGCTTCCGCATCTCGGCCCGGGCTTCCTCGACCGACAGCCGCTTGATCCAGTCCACGGCAGTGCCTTCAGTTCAAGACAGGATTGCGGTCGCGGTGATCAAGCACGATCTCGACCGCCCGCCGCAGCGACCGGATCGACCGAGAGCGGCGGTAGTGCTGCTCCACAGCCTTCATCTCGACTTCATCAAGCTCAGGCAGAAGCCGGACATCGATCCCGTACTCCGCCGCCAGATCGCACCGGATACCCCGCACGAGGCCGTGGAGGTGCTCGTGGCCGGGGGCGGGAACCTCGACGATGCGGAAACGCGACAGAAGCGGCATCGGCAGGCGGGAGATGTCATTCGCGGTCGCAAGGAAGCTGATGCCGGACAGATCAAGGCGGCTTTGCAGGTAGGCATCTTGGAACGCATTCTGGCGCTCAAGAGCATTGATCAAGCTGTCACGCAAACTGCCATTCGTGTTGCCAGAACTGCACTTGTCGATCTCGTCGAAGCCGATGATCCCGCCGGCGGTGCCTTCATTCCAGAAGAAGCGAGCTGGGAAAGAGGGATTGGCGGAGCTGAAACCCCTCGACGTGCCCTCCCAATCCCGATTGTCGGACGACCCGGCACACGGGATGATCCGCGTCGCCACCCCCGACAGCTCGCCGATGCGGCGGATCAGCCGCGTCTTCCCAGTGCCAGGAGGCCCGATCAGGAGCGTCGGACGGATCAAGAACTGCTGCCGACCCCAACGCTTCCCGATGCGGAGGTCACGCATCAGTGTCTTGATCGCCAGATCCGCATACGGGAACTCCGCACGGAGTCCCGCTTCCAGCCCGTCGATGTCATCGACGACGGGCAACGGGAGTTCCTCGTTGAGGACGACGAAGTGCTCGGGAATGCCGCCGCTTTTGCTCGTGACAATGGGATCGATAGCCGGGCGGAGTTTCGGCAGGCCGCGGATGTCGTACGTCACGACCTGAGCGAGGGGGTCGCGGGGTTCTTCGTCGTCACCCCAACCCTCATGCGGGTCATAAGCGATGCCTTCTTCCAAGGTTTTCACCTTGTCGGCAACGACACGAGCGTTCCGCTGGGCGGCTTCCCGGAGCTGCTTCTCGGTGTCCGTCTTGAGCCGCTGGAGCTTCGCCTTCCGCTGGGCAGCGACCGTCCCCGGCTCCGATTCCGACACGGCGCTCTTGCGACCGAGCAGGAAATCTTTGAGGCTCCGCCCGCCGCGGGTCTTCATACCCTCCACGGCATGCGACATGAGCTGAGCAGGGGTGCCGGCGACGAAATATTTGTGCTCAAGGTACGGCTCGGTCAGGCTCTCGCACTCGCGACCAGACCACGCAGTCCACCAGACCACCGCACACGCGGCTTCCAGAAGCCAAGGGTGGCCGATGACGTGACCCTGCTCCGACCGAGCATGATCGGCCTTCAGCACCGCATCCATAATCTGGCTGGACACATAGCGGGCACAGAAGCGGCACGACTGGCTGGAGCCGTACACGCCCGCCAAAAAATGCCATTGCACACCCAACGTGAAGTCCTGCCGGACATCGGCTCCGATCAGATACGACTCCGCGTAGCGGGTCGCGACGGCACCTTTGCTCGTCGCGATGTCCACCTTGATGCCATCGATCCCCGCATCGGTCGCAAGGCCGTCAACGACGAGCTGTTCGAGGAGATCGAACTCGACGGACTCAGAAACGGAATCGTGACTGACACCGCGAACAAGCAAATTGAGAAGAAAGTCCATGATCACCCCTAATGATTCCACATGATCGCTCTCTATCCGTCAGCAGACGGCATATACGTGTGGAGTTCATGAGGGCAGTGCTGGACATCATTTCTTCTTCCCGTGCTTATCAAGAAAACCCTTAGTCTGCTCGTCCATCTCTTCGATGGTCTCTTCTACATGTATGTCGTCCTCGTCGTCGGAGTCGGCATCGAGCGACACACGGTACTCTATCAGCCGACCGATCAGCCGCACCTTCGCTTCAGGGATCGTCGGCGTCTCTTCATCGAGAGCATCCGTCCACCCGTCTTTACCTCTATGCAGAAGCGTGAATTCACGCCCAACCGACCCGATCCACCATCCGTCACGCTGCTCTCTGTCTCGCAGGTCAACGATGCCGTCGGCTCCGGTGCTTCCTTCTCCCAGTAGCATTGTCGCTTGCCGTGGGATTCGGAGGCACACAATGCGATCTGATGTAGACAGCACCCCGACTCGTCGGGTCACATGCTCCGGCGTGTCCCCCATCATCACGACCGGGAGATCGGCCCACCTGACGACCGGGATGCTCACCGCTCCGCTCGACGGAACCCTCGGCTGAACGCTTCCGACATCGCTGTCGGAGAACAGTTCCTCCGGTCGAACACCGAGTTTTTCGGCGATGCGATCAGCGACATCTGGCATCACTTTTCGTTGATGCGTCTCGATTTTTGAGATCATCGACACATGCATTCCGACCGCATCCGCGAGGTCAGCGGCGGTCATGCGAGCCTTTTTCCGTAGCACTCGGATGCGGTTCTTCGGGATGTCCTCAGTGACCATCGTCATTGCCGGAGTCTCATCAGTCATGTACAATCAGTCATCGCTTGTCCACATTCTGTGACAGGCACGGAAGCTTGTCAACATTGAAAGAGGTGGCCATGCCCGACGGCGGAGTTGTCAACATTGGACGCGGATTGACGGTCGTCGGCTGCGACCCCAGCCTCCAGAACTGGGGCCTCGCACGGGCGATTGTTCGCCTCACGAACTTGTCAACATTGGCGGAGCCTCTGTTGGAAATCAGCGGCCTTCGGCTGGTGCGCACGTCGCCGGCGGGCGGCAAGAAGGTCGTGCGGAAGTCGTCCGACGACCTGATGCGGGCGACGACGATCTCGCAGGAGTTCAGGGCGTTCAGCATGGGCGCCGCGATGTGCATGGTCGAAGTCCCGAGCGGATGCCAGTCCGCTCGTGGTGCGATGTCGAACGGGATCTGCGTCGGTGTCCTGTCGAACTCGGCGGTGCCCCTGATTCAGGTGGACCCCACGGAAGTTAAGCTGGCGACGGTTGGGAACCGGACGGCCAGCAAGGCGGACATGATCGCCTGGGCTGTCGCCATGTATCCGGATGCGGACTGGCTTCGGGACCGTGCTGGGGGCCTCATCGCAGCGAATGAACACCTCGCCGACTCGATTGCAGCCATTCATGCGGGCATGAAGACCTCTGAATTCAGGGCTGCGGCCAGCATGATGGCAATGGCCTCGGCCTAAGCCACTGTCCCCCCATTACTTCGCATTCCTGCAACGATTCCGTTGACAAACACGCATAAATCGCCACGCATAGACCGCCACACCTATGCAGCTTCCTCGGCATGCCCTGAACCCCGCATGGATGCTGCGGTCAGGTCGAAAAAAGTTGAGTCCACATCATCTCAATGCGTCTCAACGTAACTCACATTAACTCAACTTATTTGTTGGTTTTCAGTTACTTACGAAGCACGCTGTCAACAACCTTGAGGCGAGGAAAACTTGCATCGGATGCTTGACATCGGCATGCCTCCCGGTTACTCCTTTATGTAGATCACGCATAAATCGCCACGGTGAGACGCATAAGCGGCCACGGCGAGCGGCGTGAAATCGGGAGGGGAAAACAATGAGCAAGGTTCTGTATATTCCAAGAGTTTTCGCAGTGTTCGGTCTGCCGCACAGCGACCCGGCGACCGTGAAAGACGACAACGGCCTTTCGGCGCCGTTCAACATCGACCCGAGGTATTGGGTTCGCAGGGACGGCGGTGGCTACGACGCATCCTGGCTGGTCAAGCGGTCTTGGTTGACCGTGCAGCCGGGCGAGGCTGGCCTGCCGTTCGGCAAATGGGCGAAGCTGCTGACCATCATGCTGGCGACCGCCGCACGCGAGACTGACAGCCGCACCATCCGTCTCGGCAGCATCAACGAGACCCTGTCGATGATGGGGATCGAGTCCGCATCCGGCGGCGAGACCGGGAACATCGCTCCCCTGAAAGATGCCCTGAACAGGCTGCTTGGTGCGGAGTTCACCTACCTGCCACATGAGAGCGACGCCGAGATCAACGAAGTCGATGACGGCGTTCTCGGTGGCCGTGAATACGTCCGCAAGCTTCGGGAGGGGCGGGAGGCGTGGCTGGCCGACTGGCTGATCACGGTGAAGTCGGGGTTCCGCCTCGACCGCCTGCCCGACGAGAAGGCCGTCCGGTTCAGGATCGCGGAGTCGGCTTCTTTGTGGAGCGATGGCGCCAAGGATGCCGTGGTCACCTTGTCGGAGGAGTTCTACGAGATGGCGACGAAGGACGAGGTCGCCCTCGACGAGGATACCGTCCGCCGCATCCAGAGGTCGGCAATCAACTTGGATGTCTACTGCTTTATCAACGCCCGCACCCGCTGGAACGAATCCGGTGTCACGCTGCTGCCGATCCTGCTGGCTCACCAGCTCGGCTCCGTCGGTCCGAGCCGCGAATTGAAGCGGAGGTTCAAGGAGGCCGTAGACAAAATCATTGAGAAGGGTTGGGCTGATCTCGATGTCCGCTACACGGACGGCAAAGCCGAGCTCCAATGGACGGGGCGGCAGACCAAGGGAACCGCGAAGCCGGAACTGGATGCCGGATCGAAGAAGTCCGGCACGATCACTATCCTGACCGACCGCCCACATGTGAAGTCGGTCTCAATGAAGAAGGCCGCCGAACAGGCTGTGGAGGCCAAGGCGGAAGCTGATGCCGAGGCTGTGGTGCCGATGTCGCAGCACGACCGCCTGCTTGTAGAAGCCCGCTCAGCTACTCCGCAGAGCTGGATCAAGAAGCCGCGGACGAGCCTCGACGGTATCGACGATTTCGGTAGTTGAACAGGAGGCCGCTTCGGCGGCTTCCAACAATCAATGCAGTGTTCTGCTCGGAGTCGCCGAACGATAATAGGCGACAACGAGCGTGCGCAGGCCCTCTTCAAGATTGCAGCCGCGACCGCTCACACGCTCGATCCGCTCGGCCAATTCTTCAATTCCAACGTCTTCACGCTCGCATAGCTCATCGAGAGCATCGAAATACAGGGATTCAAGACGGACGCTCACATCGCGTCCGTGAACGCGCACCCGGCGTTCAGACAATGCCGACCACACATGCAGATACAGGCTGATGTCGGTGTCCATTGGACTCCTCGCTGCGTGTCCGGCGGCAGGATGTCGACCGGCGGCGGCGTTGTAAACGGGCGGGATCAATCGGCGAGTGCATCTCCAACATGCAAAAAGGCCACCTCATGGGTGGCCTTCATCGTCGGTGCTGTGGCTACAGATCAGGTCGGCTGGATATCATTCTTGCCGCACCACTCGGCGTAGTCCTTGCCGACGTGTCCGCATGTCGGAACCCATGCCGAGGTCGCCAGGGCCGCTCTGTACTCGTCGCGGCGCTTCCAGATTCCCCGCAGCTCTTCCCGAAGGGCAGCGTAGTCGGTGCCGTCGTCGGTGCCCAGGAACTCGCCCCAGAGGGACAAGTCGATGGCATCCTCGCGCTTCCAGACCGCTTCGGGAACAACCCCAGCGAATTCCTTCCGTCCCCATGTGGACTTCGCCATCCGCTGCCTTGCCTCGTCGGCGACCGCTGCTGTGAAGCTGGCGACGGCCTCCTCGCAGGTTTCCGGGCGGGAGATGTCGCCGTCCGCAATCGACTTCTTCCACCTCAGAAGAACGGTGTTGATGCCGATGCTGGAGCTTCCAACACCCTCATAGACGAGCCTGAAGCGGCGATCGATGTCGGTCAGCGTGTCGGCTCCGATCTCCATCACGTCCTCCTCGGCCTCGGGGCGGGCGGCGTTCTTCCAGATCATGCGGGACTGCTCCTCGCGATCTGCGTGAGCGATCGAGGTCAGCATCGAGACCGCTACGGATTCGACATGTGAGCGCCAGCCATCGACCATGGCCCCGGCATCGACGGCCTTCTTCACGCGGAGCATGACATCCACGGCCTCGCGCACGAGCTCGTCGGAGATCGAAAGCTGACCAACTGAAGCCGGGTTGACCGCCTTGGCCTTGCGGGCCTTTTTCCGCTCTTCCTTGGCCTCCAGATGGGCTTTCCAGTGAACATCGGCATTCTCTTTCAGCCAAGCATCCGCTTCCAAAATCTCATTCTGACGAAACGCGGCACGCTGATCGAGCGGCACGCTGTAGTTCTCCATGGAGACTGTCGCAACCGCCTTCTGCCTCGACCGCTTCGTTTCCGCGTCGTAGACCGCCCGCATGAAGGTCACCGACCCTCCTCGAACCCGCATCTCCATAACCGCCTCCGTTTTTGTGTGACTATGTGTGACTATGGATAGCGCACCCATATGCTGGCCGCAAGCATAATTTTGTGTGACTATGTGTGACTACGTGAAGTCCGCATAAATCCTAGGTTTCGTTAGTCACACAAGGCCGTTTTTGTGTGACTAACCATAGGAGCAGATAGAGACGGTGGTTGAAGTCGGGCAATTGCAAGCCTACGGTGTCGCCGCACTGTCGGGAGGAAGGTTTTATGGGTAAAGAAACGGTTCGACTCAACATTCCGTATCTGACCGATGATCAGGCGAATGAGCTTCGGGGACGGATGTCGCAGGGTCGTCCAACGCTGCTGGTAACGGTGGACAAGCGGACAGCGATGATCGACCTGGATTCAGATCAGGTGATCGCCATCGCCGATCTGAACAGAGAGCGTTTCTCGGCTTCCGGTACGGAGTTGGCTGACTGGTCGATCGCGATGTGCCAGTTCACTGAGAACAAGGTTATGGACGGCCTTCTCAACGGTGCCGCCATGCTCGTCTGCAACATCGAAGACTGGTGTCATGTCGGAGACTGGGGATGGACCGTGTTTCACGTCATCAAAACGTCCGACAGCACGACCGATATCGATATCTCCAAAGCTGACCCCAACGGAATGATCGACAAATTCATGCACAAGCCGCCGACGAACACGATCAACTGATCCACCTGGATAGTCACACAGAAACCAACTTGTGTGACTACCACCCAGCCCGAGCCGTAGTCACACAAAACAAACCCTGTGTGACTACGGAGGTGGTATACCACCCACGCTGAAACCTTTGTGTCGCAACGAAACGGTAGTCACACAAACTCCACCTTGTGTGACTACCGCATAGTCACACAAACACGAACTTGTGTGACTATGGGCTGACGGCAGCCCGGATGTAAGTCCCGGAGTCGCCTGAAGTGGGCCAAAACCGTTGTGCCGCAAGGCTTCGGTAGACAGACAAGGCGGTTTTTGTCTGTCTACGCGGATCGCCGGAGGATAGTCACACAAGCGGATTTCTGTGTGACTACTGAACCTAGGAAAATCAACGATTTTGATGTGGTCGGAGCTGGCACGCATAAATCGCCACCACTCCACCATTACTCCGTATTGATCTCCTATATGTAGGTACTACCCTCTATAGGAGATCAGGTGGAGTCTGGCAGGTGGAGTTTAGGGAGGTGGCCGTCGAAGACGTCCACCACCCCCACCAGCTTTTAATGTTGGCATCCAACGCTCCGCACATGCCGAAGAACATCCCAACCCCTCGGCATCCACAAACATCTTTTCAGAGCCGGAGGAGGCTTCGCCTCATCGAAGGGTGAGGATGGGCATGGAAGCTTCAGGGCAGGGCCGAAGGGAGAAGCCTCCGGTCAGGATGAATCGAGCATCAGCGCCGAAGGCGTGAGGACAGGGACGGGAGGGCATCAGCTAACGCAGTGCCTCCGACAGGCCGAAGGATCATGGCATCCTCGAAGCCGAAGAACGCCTCATTCCCCGCCGAGGTCTGTGTGATCCTTGTCTGACTATCCTCCCCACGGCCATGGAATAGCCGCAGGATCGATTTGGAGGCCCGCTGAATGGGTGCGAAGGTAAAAATGGTGCGGAGGTAGCCCAAAAACGAAAAGGGCCTCTGTGCGAGGCCCTAATCCAATGTTGACACCATTCTCCGGCTCCACGGCCAATGTGAAATTATTTCATGTTCGGTCAGTCTGGGGCGGGGAAGAAGAAATCCTCCGGCAGCGTCTCCGTCTTGAACGTCTCGATCCACATGCCGCCGACGCGGACGACTGCTTCGACGATCTTCCGCTTCGTCTCTTCGACCCGTGCGACTTTCATTGTCGCCCAGTCCACGACCTGCTTCTTGTCGGTCACCGTCTTCGGGTCGAGGCTGATGAGTATCTCGTAGCCGTCCTCTGTGCGCACACGACCCGACATCGTCATCCGGTCATGCCCCGTTTCGACCTCGGTCTCGAAGCGGTATCCGTCGATCTCGCCGCCGATCAGCGGCTGTGCGACACCGACACGCTCCCCAGCTTCGCTCATCCTGTAGCGATTCCACCAGACGAGGACACCGCGTTTCCGTCCGCTGTCGTCGATCAAGCTGCCGACGAAGCGAGGGGTGGTGTCGATGTGTCCGTCTCCGGAGATGCACTCGGCGTTCTTAGTCATAGTCGCAGTCATCATCTCGATATGCATGTCATCCTCCCTCTGAAATCTTGCGGTAATTATATGATGGATTCTTGCATGACTCCATGAAACTCAATCATGTCTCGCAAATATTTAATCCAGACATATTTGTTCTTGTTGACATGAGGAATCTGAAAGATTCCACTTGGCTATGCCGTAAAACGGGAGGTTGACATGGCAAAGCCTAAACATCGCAAACGGAAGCCGAACAAGCCGCATGTATCGAAGGCATCAGTTGTTGATCAAATCGAAATAGCCGACCCCGATCCCGCCAAAGCTCCACTGAGGACCGACTGGAAGCCAGCCTGGATGTGGATGCTTGAAGCCGGAACGATCGACGAAGAAGAAGCCGCCGCCTGCATCCGCTATGAGCAGGACTATTCCATCTGCGGTTACGACCGCGGAGCCGGGGCGATGGACTACTCCAGAGATGTCGTGGACGGAGGCGGCTGGGGCGACATGTCGGATCGCCGGGCGGTCGCGATGCACCGCTTCGCCAAAATCCAACGGGCGCTAACGCCTGATCAGCAAGCGGTCTGCATGTCGTGCCTTGGCGACGGCAACTCCGTCAGCCGCCACGCCGCCATCGTCCGCAAGAGGAAGTCCACGATCAGCGACATCCTGCACTCGGCCATCGTCGTCCTGGCTGGCCCGCAAGGCTACAGGACGAAGATGCCGCCCGTGCGGCACACGATCCGCACCGCCGCCGACTTCGATCTCGTCAGGGAGGCCGCGTGATGGTCAGACGCTACGACGACATAGAGGACTATGTCCGCGACCTGGAGGATCGCTTCGGCGTGCAGCTCCAGGTCGTCTTCAGCGAGTACGGAGATTCGATAGAGAACCCTCCGCCGTGCTCCGCCGAGGAGCAGATCGACGAGATGAAGACGCTGCTGCGGTCGTGCCCGTGCTGCGGTCAGCGCCGCTTGCAGGTGGTCGGCATCGACCCCGATTGGGCGCCGGACTGGCACGGGCCGGTAGCCAAGCTGCGGTGCAGAAGCTGCGGATGGACGCGGACAGGTGAGGTGTCGATATGAGCATCACAGACAACTCGTACCCCGAAGAGCGGATCACGCTCACCGAGACCGAGAAAGGGATCATCATGATGCTGATGATCGGCGGTCACCTGAAGGAGATCGCCAGACTCCTCTCGGTCACCGAGTATCGCGTCAACAGCGACCTCATGCGGCTCCGCTGGAAGCTGCGGTGCGATACCAACACCCAACTCGTCGCCAAGGCTATCGGCATGGGAATCGTGGAAAACGTCTACTGCCAGTAAGAGAACGGGGGCATGATGCCTCCGTTTCTCTGTAAGTAGTTGTCAACATTATTGGCGTGCATCAAAGAATTATCAATGTTGACACCATTTTGTTATTGACTTGCGGGAACCACTTATCGTATGCATTAACCATGGTCGAGATTTGCGGCCATGTTCTTCATAGGCGTTGACGACGAGAGAACTGGCCGCCCCCGTTGGCGGCCTTCTTCGTTTCTGGAATCCCTCCTGGGACGCGGGCCGATCGCTTGGCGAGGGGGCGACCCGCACTCACACATACCGCTGCGGTCGCGACACCACGGTGAAGCACGAACCCTTTGGGTGGCCTCGGCGAGCCTGCGATCTGGCAGGCACTCAACACCCAGTTCGGCAGCGGCACCGCCAACACGGCGGAGACCCGGCAAAGTCGCCGCTGCCGACATCGCATTCGGCGGTTCCCGGAAACGGTCGAGCCGCTGAAGCCGCCCGTCGCCTCTCCCTCCCGTGAGCGACGGGCGGCACCCAATCACGATGAAGAGGAGGGCATCATGAAAATCGACGAGATCGAGTATCCGGCGGACGGCATCTGCCCGGTCTGCGGCAGCGACGTCGAATACGATCCCGAAGCCGATTATGGCTGCGCTGGAATCCGCTACATCGGGTGGGTCTGCACCGGAGACGACTGCGATGCCGGGCAGGTAGTCGCGGTCGGAACCTGGCGGTCGGACATCTGAACATCGGCACCCATCAAAGATGAAATAATTTCAGGTTTGGCAGGAGGCAGGCATGTGGTTCTGGTTCCTCCCATGGTTCTGGCTGCCGACCCCGGCGCCGACCAAACCTAGCCCACGATCACGGGCACATCTGCATCTCGTCGTGATCAACGGGAGACGCATAGACGAATGAAGCCGCCCGTGGGGGCGGCTTTCTGATTCCTGGGGAGGGGATCATGAGCACACCAACTCACATCGTCCGTGCCTCCCGCGCCACTGATGAACTGATCTCCGGCGTGATCCGCGACGGCTTGATGAGCCTCGTGATCGTCGCCGACGAGCTGCTCGATCTAGCATCCGCCGACGATCTGGACGGCATGGTCGCCTATGGACGGAAGCTGTCCGGCGGCGAGGTCGTGGACTGGCTGGACGTGATCGACCACGAACTCCTGTTTCCGGCTTACTGACCGTAGCCGCGGCTCCGCCAGAAGCGGATCGTGAACACCGTGGTGAGCACGGCGGCGGACAGCAGCGGGATTGCGTGCTGATCAAGGAAGCCGGACATCGCGTGACTGATGCCGAAGCTGGATGCGAGATCGTAGATGAACGTGTAGTCCCAGTATAGCCGAATCCACAGCCAATCCAAAATCCAGTAGCTCACGAGTGCGCACAGGATCGGATTCGTGACGAAAGAAATGTGGTAGCACTGCTCACGAGTGTACATACGACGCTCCATCACATTCCAAAAATCAGTTGGCCCGATAAGCTTCTGGATTCGTTATGCCGAGTTCGCGCCCCTTCTTGTCATAGGCTTCCTCGTAGATCTTGGACAGCTTGCTCTTGGGGCGGCCATCCTGATATCGCTCACCGACGGGCGACAGGACAGGGCTGGTGGGATGGGTGGCTTTCATCGCATCCAAGGATGCTCTAAGGCCAGCAGAATGCATCTGCTCCGCTGCCAGCTTCTTCATGAGCCCTTCGACCTGGGCCTCCAGTTCCTGTGCGTAGCTCTTCCATTCACGGGCTCGTCCGTTGGCGTTGTTGGCCGCGTTCGTCGCGTCCACCGCCATCCAGAAGGACGGATCGTCGAAGCCCATGATTCTCTCCCTTAGAGAATAGTGCATAATCAATTCATCGCAAGATAGTTGACACGTCGCTGTCGGTCAACAATGCGAGTCCTAGCGTATGGTCAATGTCATGTGGGCTAGAGGCATTCGTTGCCGTTGCACGCTGATACCCGCCCCTCCTGGTAGGTTTTCCCGGCATCAGAAAGGTGTGGACATCACCATCTTGAGCCAGGCGATAACCGCTGAACCGGCAGAAGTCAGGCCATCGGCGAGTTGACTGAGTTTTCCATCCGCAGCCTGAGTGGCAATAACTGCACCTGCGCCCATGATAAGGCTCTCGACTCCCTTTGTAGCGATCCATCCTGTGACTTTGAATAACGAATTCTTCAGGCGTTTTGCCAGAGTGATAACTTCCGGTACATTGGGTGTGTCAGCTTTGAACTCGGCTTTCAGTTCCGCGACCGCAGCCCGGATCTCGGCTTTGATCTCGGCCCTGGACACCCTTTCCTCGATCTGCTCGATCGGCTCGGGCGGATGGTTGTGACCGATGAGGCTCGCTGTCTGATCTGGTTCGAGCGCGGTCAGTGCGGTCTCAATCTCGTCGAGGGAAGAAACGACTGCTTTCCTCGCGGACAGCTCCTCCGGGCTTCCGAATTTCGGCGTGATCCCGAAATTGATCAGCCCTTGGATCTCATCGAGAGGATCTCGCTCTATTCCGCCATCAAGTTTGTCACTCTCCGCTCCGCCGTCGAGTATTAGCGGCGGCCATTCACCGTCCCCGTCAACGATGTCGTCTATACCGACAGGAACGTACCCTTCGTCGTAATAATCATCTCTGTCCGGTGCGGATGTCCATTCCGTACATTCGTGCTCAAGCTCCTCCACTAGATCATTAATCATCTTTTCTGAAGCAAGCCCCTCGAACTCTCCCATCAGTTCTTCTTGAGCGTAGTAGGGGCCGCCATGAATCCACTGATAGCCGCCCTCGGAAGTTTGGTATGGGGTTCTGTGAACTGGGTCTTCGTAGTTCTGCTCGAACCACGCTTTCATGACCTCCATCTTCCGCTCTCGCCGAAGCCGACGGAACTCCGTACGTGTGATCCCTTCTGGGAAATCTGGGCTGTAGTAGGTGGCCTTCGACATCGCGGCAACCGGGCGGTGAGCGTTAGGGGAGCGAGAGCTTACTTGTGATGAATTTATGATTCAATAAGCAGACCGCCGATGGCTGCTGGGCATCCTTGGTGCGGCAAGCCATGCCGTCGCATTCCGGTGTGATCGTCAATGTCCCGATAATTCAATTATCGGACACCAGAAGCCCTGCCTGAGAGCAGGGCTTCTGTTTTTGCGGAGTCCTATAAAATGGTAGCCACCAAGGCAAAAGCGGCCAAGCCCGCCGCCCGCCGTGGCGGCCCGGGACGACCCAAGAAAGAAATCTCGGCCTCCGAGGTGGAGAAGCTCGCCAAGATGGGCGCTACCCACGAGGAAATGGCCGGGTTCTTCGGCGTCTCCACGGACACCATCGCTCGCAGGCTCAAGGACGACGAGTCTATCAGGGCCGCCTACGAGGCAGGCTTCTCCGACCTCCGCATCAGCCTTCGCCGCTACCAGATCACCGCCGCCCGGAACGGCAACGCCGCCATCCTCATATGGCTCGGCAAGCAGCTCCTCGGCCAGTCCGACAGCCCGGAGGTCGCCTCCGACGACACGCAGCCGCTCGTCATCGAGTTCGACGGCGAGGACGGCGACGATGACTGAGCCAGCCGTACGCACCCCGTTTGGTGCCGGCGGCAAGATCAGGTTGTCGAAGCCGCAGAGCCGGATCGTCAGGTCGTCCAAGCGGTTCAAGGTTGCCGCCTGTGGTCGCCGCTTTGGGAAGACGATGGGCGTGGCGATCCCAGAGATCGCCCGCGTCGTGCTGAAGGCGCCGAAGCGTCGTGGGGTCTACATCGCCCCCACCATCCAGCAGGCACGTGACATTGCCTGGGACACCTTCAAGGAGGTGTTCGGGCCTTACGCTCGGAAGATCAACGAATCCCGCCTGGAGATCAGGCTCAAGAACGGGTCGCTGATCCGGCTCCGTGGCGCCGAGGCGATCGAGCGTCTCCGCGGCCAATCTCTGGACATCGTCGTGCTCGACGAGTGCGCCGACATCGACCTTGAAACCGCATGGAACGAGGTTCTGCGTCCCGCCCTCTCCGACCGCCTCGGCATCGCGATCTTCATCGGCACGCCGAAGGGCCGCAACGCCTTCTACAAAATGTGGACAAGTGCCCAGTCTCCAGAGAAGGAGGCCGATTGGGAAGCTTTCCAGTACACGACGCTGGATGGCGGGAACGTCCCCCAGTCCGAAGTGGAGGCCGCAAGGCGTGACCTCGATCCCAGGCAGTACAAGCAGGAATACGAAGCCAGCTTTGAGACCTTGGAAGGCCGCATCTACTACGCATTCGACCGCAAGTTCAACGTCGCTCCCGTCGAAGACAACGGCGGCGACCTGTTGGTTGGCATGGACTTCAACGTTGCCGCCCTCTGGTCGGTCGTTGGTCAGAAGGTTGGCGACAGCCTACACGTACTCGACGAGGTCGTGATCAAGTTCGACGCATCCACCGAGGCCATGGCCGAGGAACTGAAGCGTCGGTACACGGGTGACAGGCCGACATCAGCATGGCTGAAGGACGGCAAGGGGAGGCATCGCCTCTACGTCTACCCCGACGCATCCGGCGGCAACCGCTCGACGGCTTCGACGAAGACCAACTTCGACATCCTGCGACAGCACGGCTTCGGTCTGCGGCACCCGAACGCCAACCCGGCGGTCGTGGACCGCATCAACACCGTCAATCGGCTGATCCTCGCCGCTGACGGCGTTCGTCGGCTGATCGTGCATCCCCGCTGCACGGGCCTCATCGAAGCTCTTGAGGGGCACACGTACAAAGAAGGCACGTCCGATCCCGACAAAAAGAGCGGATTGGATCACCCCAACGACGCTCTCGGCTATCTGATCTGCGAGGAATTCCCGATCACAGCTAAGGGATACAGCCGTGTTGCGGTAGTCGGCGCCTGATTATCGGACACCAGAACTGAAGATTATCGGACACTAGAACTCCACGAGGAATCCAATGGCAGTGAACACACCGAATGCGGCGTACACCGCCACGGCTCCCAAGTGGAGGCGGTGCCGCGACGCAATCGCCGGGCAGGACACAGTCCACGCAGCAGGCGAGGTCTACCTCCCGAAACTTGGTGGACAGACCAAGGACGACTACGACGCTTACGTCAAACGGGCGAGCTACTACAACGCATCTGGCCGCACGGTAGATGCTTTGGTTGGCCTCGTCTTCCGCCGTGACCCCGTGATCGAGGCTCCCGAAGCCCTGTCGGACATCATCGACGACGTGACCGGCTCCGGCGTGTCGGTCGCGGACTTCGGCAAGAACTCTATGACGGAGGTCCTGTCGGTCGCCCGTGGCGGCATCCTGGTCGATCACCCGGTCTCTGACGGCAGCATCGTGACGGTCGCACAGGCCCGCTCCCTCGGCCTCCGTCCACGGTGGCAGCACTACTCTGCGGAGAGCATCATCGATTGGAAGACGGCCTCGATCGGAGGCCGAACTGTCCTGTCCCAGGTGAGGCTCCGCGAGATCGGGGAAGAGGCCGATGGCGAGTGGGATGTCGGCTTCTACGAGCGTATCCGTGTCCTCGAACTCGACGAGCAGTGTCTCTATCGACAGCGGGTGTTCCGCGAGGTCGGCGGCCTCTGGCAGGTCGTGGAGATCGCGGAGCCGCTCATCGGCGGCAGGCGGATGGACTGGATTCCATTCCACATCGCCAGTGCCGACATCGCAGTCGGCTTCGACCCGGCGATGCCGCCGCTTCTCGACCTCGTTGACACGAACCTCTCGCATTATCGGACATCAGCCGATCTGGAGTACGGCGCACACTACACCGCTCTGCCGACCCCTGTTCTGTCGGGGTATCGCCCGGAGCCGGGGAACGAGAACAAGCCGATCTACATCGGCCCCAGCTCGGCGATCATCTTCAGCGACCCGCAGGGGAAAGCCTCCTTCCTCGAATATGCGGGGCAGGGTCTCGGTGCCCTTGAGCGGCTCCTGGCCGCAAAGGAATCGAGGATGGCCGCCCTTGGGGCGAGGATGCTTGCCCCTGAGAAGAAGGCCGCCGAGGCGGCCGAAACGGAGGCGATCCGCAGGGCTGGCGAGAACTCCGCATTGGCATCAATCGCAGGCTCCGTGTCGGCAACCCTCACGAACGCTTTGAAAGACCTCGTTCGTTGGGCATCCGGCAACGCAAACGCCGACGTGTCGAACGTCTGGGTGGACCTGAACAGGGACTACCTGCCGATGACGCTGACCGCACAGGACATCGACGCTCTGGTGCGTGCCTGGCAGTCCGGCGGCATCTCTGCCGAGGACATGCATTCTGCCTTCGTCCGCGGCGAGGTCGTGGAAGCCTGGCGGAAGAGGGAAGACGTGGAGGCCGACCTCAAGGCCGAGGCCATGCGGAACCCGCAACCAGCCCCGCAGCCTGAACCAGAACCCGTCTCCTGACGGGCATTAACACCATCAACCGAAGCCGCCCTCCGAGGCGGCTTTTTTCATGCCTGCCTGAGGCTGGCGACGCGAACCCAGAGGGATAGCGATGTTCACCAAAGAACAAGTCGATGAGATGATCGCAAAGGCGGTCAAGGAAGCCACGGAGTCCCTGGCGGCGAAGAACGCCGAGCTCTTGGACGAGAAAAAGAAGGTCGCCGCAGAGAAGCGTGATCTGGCCGAGAAGGTCAGCGAGTTTGAGACCGCCGCGGAAGCCGCCGAACGCAAGCGTTTGGAGTCCAAAGGCGAGTGGGACAAGCTCCGCGCCAAGCTTGAGGACGGTCACAAGAAGGAGATCGAAGGTCTCAAGGCCGCTCTCGACACCGAGAAATCTGCGACCCGCAAGCTTGTTGCTGAAGACGGCCTCCGCAAGTCCATCATCGACTCCGGCGTTGCCCCCCACTTTGCCGATGCCGTCTTCTCTATGCTGAAAGATTCCGTCTCGGTCTTCGAGGATGGCGACGTGCGCAAGGCGGTCGCTAAGACGGACAGCGGCGAGATCGACGTGGCGGAGTTCGTGAAGGGCTTCGTCGGCAGCGACAAGGGCAAGCACTTCGTGGCCGCCCCCCTCAACGGAGGCGGCGGCGCCGCGACGAAGGGCTCCACGGCACTGTCCGGAAAAAACCCATTCAAGAAGGATTCCTTCAACCTGACCGAGCAGACCAAGCTCCTGCGGGAAAACCCGGAGATGGCGAGCAGGCTGAAGGCCGAAGCCGGACTCTGATCCGGCTACAACAGACACGACACGGGCCGCCCTCCGAGGCGGCCTTTTTCGTGCCCGATCCCTGCGGGATCAGCGGCGGACCCGAGGTTCGCTGGCTTCAACAAACCAAATGAAATCAGCGGATTAGAGGAGATCAACCGCTATGTCCACCAAGATCGCAGACATCATCATACCCGAGGTCTGGCACCCGTACTCCTTGGAGCAGACGGCCCAGCTCTCGGCTTTCGTGCAGTCTGGCGTTGCTGTCCGCACTCCCGACTTCGACGCTATCGCCAACTCGGCCTCCAAAACGGTTGAGATGCCCTTCTTCAAAGATCTCACTTTCACCGGCCGCCAGATTCGCTCTGACGTGACACCGCTGACGGTGAAGAAGATCGGCACCTCGAAGGACACCGCCGTGATCCACCGGATCGGCGAGGCTTGGGGTGCGAACGACCTCTCGGCCGAGCTGTCCGGCGCCGATCCTGCCGCCGCCATCGCGAGCCGCGTCGGGTCCTACTACAGCCGCGTCTATCAGCACATGCTGCTGAAGTCGCTCGACGGTGTTTTCAGCTCGCTGTCGATGTCTGGTCTCCAGCTCGATGTCACCAACGTAGACGGCACCATCAAGATGGACGCGGCGGTCGTCGTTGATGCCGGAGCGTTGCTCGGCGATGCCCGCGGCAAATTCGCTGCCATCGCACTGCACTCCGCCGTCGCCGCGAACTTGGCGAAGCAGAACCTGATCGAGTACCTCCCCGATTCAGAAGGCCGCCCGACCCTCAAGACGTATCTGGGATACCGCATCATCGAGGACGACTCCCTGCCTGTCGGCAACGACTTCGGCAAGAAGCAGTATGTGTCCTACCTGTTCGCACCCGGTGCGATCGGGTACGGCGAAGGTAGCCCGAAGGTTCCGGTCGAGACCGATCGTGACAGCCTCCAGGGCGACGATTTCCTGATCACCCGCCGCGACTTGGTCTTCCACCCGCGTGGTGTGTCGTACGTCGGTGTCCCGACTGGCGTTTCCCCGGCCGACGTCGAGCTCACGAACGGCGCTAACTGGAGCCGGGTATGGGAAGCCAAGAACCTGGGCATCGTCAAGATCGTGACCAACGGCTGACGGATGCGGGGGCGGATCTCTCCGCCCCTCTTCCTTAACGAGGAGAACGAAAATGGGAATGGCTGCATTCAATCGCGTGCGTCGTCTCGCTGCTGAACAGGCCGCTGCTGAAGAGGCCGAGTCCGTGCGGCTTGCCGCTGAGCAGTCGGTCATCGAAGAGACCGCGGCTGACGATCAGACTCAGGCCGACGAAAAGCCGCTGCGTAAAGCCCGCAAGTGATTAGGAGGCCGACATGGCTCTCGTTCATGAGGACGGCTCTGGCGTGTCTGGTGCCGAGAGCTACGTCTCGCTCTCCGACGCCGACGCATACCACGCAGCACGCAGCCGCACCGACTGGACGGCAGCCGATGCGGCGATCCGCGAGGCAGCCCTTCGGAAGTCCACGGACGATGTGGATGCCCGTTTCGCAGGTCGATGGCTCGGACGCATCCAGACCGCATCACAGACGCTAGCATGGCCCCGCGCCGAGGCGGTGGATGCCGATGGGCGGAAGCTCTCCGGTGTCCCAGCTTCGCTCAAGGCTGCCGTCTGCGAACTCGCCTACTCCAGCCTGTCGTCTGATGGCACCAGTGCGGCTCCGGTGATTGAGAGGACCGAAAAGGTTGGGCCGATCAGCACCATCGTGAAGTACGCCGAGGGCACAATGACGGTGTCGCAGTCTCAGACGCAGGCGTTCAGGCTCCTGTCCGGTCTCCTGATCGGCGGCGGCTCTGTCAGGGTCGTGAGGACGTGACATGCCGAGCATCACCGACATCAGATCAACCGTCTCCCGCGTCCTAGCTTCGGCTGGCGATGTGGTTAGGACGGGAACGCTGCGGAGGGCGACTTCGGCCTACGACACGGCCTCCGGCAGTGTCGCAGAGACCGTGTCCGAGCATCCATGCCGCATCCTGCACGACTCCATCCTCTCTCGGTCGATCCCTACCGCCGAACTTGTCGCCCTAGACGACGGTCGGATGATCTGGATCGCCGATGTCGCCGTCAGGCCGCTGAAGAACGACACGATCCTCGTCGATGGGGAGACGCTCCGCATCCTGAAAGCCGAGGACGCTTCGGCGGGTGCGGGTGCCATGTACCAGGCCATCGTCGTGTAGCGAGGAGGCATCATGATCGACGCATCAGCCTTCCTTTCCTCCATCGACGCTGTCTTCGGCCACGAGCTGCCGGACGAGGGCAAGAAGCAGCAGAAGGAGCTTCTGAGCCGCATCATGCAGGGTGCCATCGAGAAAACACCTGTGGACACGGGCGAACTGAAAGCCTCGTGGACGACGGATGGCGAGACCTACATCGAGAACACCGCTCCGCACGCCGTGGCCGTCGAATTCGGTAGTTCCCGAAAAGCCCCTAACGGCATGTTGCGGGCGACCTTGGCCGAACTCGGCCTCGACTGACCGCTCCACACCAAAACCCGAAACTGAAGCCGCCTCCTGGCGGCTTTTTTGATTCCCGGAGGCAGCCATGGGCTACGCCGACGAGCGGGCTGACATCGAGACTGTCTTCGCCGCCGAGTTCGGCGCGATTCGTCCTGGCATCCCCATCGCATTCGAAAACATGAAGTTTTCCACGCCGACAGGGCCTTACCTGCGGCTCACCATCGTCGGTGCCTCGTCTGAGCAGGTAACGATGGGTGAAAGCAAACTCTTTGAAAGCCGAGGCTTCGTCCAAGTAGATGTCCACGTCACCACAGGAACTGGGACGGGATTGGCAAGAACGATAGCGGACGAAATCTGCGGAATATTCAGAGGGCGGGCCGTCGGTTCCGCCCTTTTTCGTGCCCCCTACGCCAAACCGTACGGGGCAGACGGCGATCATTACCGCGTGATCGTCACAGCCCCCTTCACCCGACACGAATACGCCTAGGAGGCATGAAAAATGGCTGACTCCAGCAACAGCACGCTCATCTACATCGAAGAAGACGTCTTCGGTGTCATCCCCACCGCCAAGGCTCCGAAAGAATTCCGCTTCAGCGGCAGCTCCCTCAGCTACAGCCCAAAATTCATCGAGTCCGAAGAGATCGTCGCCGGAGCTCAGGTCGGAGACGTGATCCGCGTCGGGGCCGATCCGAAGGGCGACGTGAACATCGTCTTCGCCCCATCTGCCCACGACGACATGCTCGAAGCGGCTTTCCGCGATGTCTGGACCCCCCGCGTCGTCGCCGGCATCACGGCGACGGGCTTCACCGTCTCCGGCGGCACCTACACGATCACCGGACCGTTCGGGAACTTCGGCGTCGATGATCTGATCAAGACTGCCGGATTCTCCAACGCCTCCAACAACGGCCGCTGGATCGTGCTGACCGCATCGCCGACGAGCGTGACAGTCCGCAAGCACAGCGATACGCAGCCGACCCCGGTCACGGAATCCGGCGCGACGGCCGCTGTGACGCTCGACGAGACCGTGCATGTCATCAAGAACGGGACCGTGAAGCGGTCGTTCACGCTCGACACCAGCTACACCGACATCCCCGGCGGAGCACACGACATCTACGTCGGGATGGTGCCTGTCGGCCTGAAGCTGAACGCGCAGTCCGGTCAGACATTCAAGGGCAGCGTAAGCTTCATGGGCAAGGGCGCCATCGCTCGCGCGACCCCGGCCAACGGCCTAGCGACGACCGCGGCGGCAAAGGACAAGGTGCTGAACGGAGTCACGAATTTCGTGGACTTCCGCATCGACGGGATCACGGCTGAGACCTTCGCTAAGGAACTGTCGTTCGAGATCGACAACACTCCCCGCGGCAAGGATGCCCTCGGGCAGTTCGGCTACTACGACATCGGACTCGGACGTTTCAAGTCTACTGGTTCCTTCAACGTCTACTTCGACAGCATCCAGCAGCTCGCTGATTTCTACGCCGGAAAAGAATTCGGCTTCTCCGCGACGCTTCAGAACGACGACGGGACGAAGCGGTACACTGTAGAGATGCCGAGGTGCGTCTACAACAAGGGCGATGCCACGCCGAAATCCGCTGATCAGGACATCATGATGTCCATGGGATATCAGGCGATGATGCACACGGGACTTGGCTACACGATGCGAATCGTCCGCCGGATCGCCAACGCCTCCTAATCCCAACCCACCGATACTGAACCCGACGAAAGCCCCGCCTGAGTGCGGGGCTTCGTCGTTTCCGGAGAAAATTCATGGATATCAGCAAGCTGAAGACCGACAGCTCCCTCGAAGAAGACGGCGTCTGGGTGCCTCTTGGCGATGCCAGGATCAAAGTCGCAAGGATGGGCAACAAGCGGTATCAGGCCGCCTTCAACAGGCGGATGACCCCCCACAAGAACGCCGCTCGTGCAGGCATCGTGTCCGACGACGTGGTTGAGGGAATCCTCATCGAAGTCATCGCAGAGACCGTCCTTCGGGATTGGGAAGGCATCGACGACGAGGGGGTTCCTGTTCCGTACAGTCGCGAGAACGCCGTCCGCATCCTCACCGATATCAAGGCTTTCCGCGACATCGTGGTCAGCATCGCTGACCGGATGGAGACCTTCCGCCGGGAGACTATCGAGACCTCCGAAAAAAACTGACGGCGTGGGCGGCGTGGGTGGCTGAATGGGGCAAGGACGCCCCCTGGGCCGATCAGGTCGAAGCCGAGACCGGACGCCGCCCACCGATCCCCCGACCGCCCGAACTCGACGCCGATGAGGCGGAGATCGCCAAGTCTTGGGGCTGGCTGTCGCACTACCGTGAAAACGGCATCATCAAACTAAGCACAATCAGAGATTACATCGAGCTGTTCGGCACCGCCGACACGGAGGCGTTCGTACGCCTCATCCGTGCCGTCGATTCCGCGTGGCTCGCCGCTGTCCGGGCGAAGGAGCCGCAGAAATGAACCTGAACACTCTCCGACTCCTGCTCGACCCATCCCAGTACCTCGCCTCCCTGCGGACAGCTGGTGCGGCCGGTCAGCGTTTCGCCGCCGATCTCAGCGGACACATGCGCACCGCCGAGGGGTCTTTTGACCGCCTGCGTGTCTCCGCTCTCGGTGTCGGCGGTGCATTGGCTGGCCTCGGCGTGGGCCGCGGCCTCCAGTCAATCGTGGAAACGGGCAATGCGTTCACCCGCATGCAGAACACGATGCTGGCGGCGACTGGCGACATGGGCGCCGCCAAGGCGGAGATGGCTGCCATCGGCGAATACGCCAACAAGATGGGCTTGGAAGTCCTCGGCACGACCGAGGCGTACGCCAAGATGGCCGCAGCCGCCCGCGGCACCTCTTTGGAAGGCCAGAAGGCACGGGACATCTTCCAGGGCATCGGCGTCGGCCTCGCCGCACTCCAGCCGTCCGCCGAGGACGCTGCGGGTGCCCTCAAAGCCGTGGAGCAGATGATCTCCAAGGGCAAAGTGCAGGCCGAGGAACTCCGTGGTCAGTTGGGTGACAGGCTCCCAGGTGCCTTCCAGTTGGCGGCGAAGGCGATGGGTATGACAACCGCCGAACTCGACAAGGCCATGAAAGACGGCAAGGTTTACTCGGAGGATTTCCTGCCGAAGTTCGCCGAGGCGGTCAAACAGCACTACGGCCAAGCCGCCGAACAAGGTGCGAAATCACTCCAGGCGGCGATGAACCGCTCGAAGAATGCTTGGAACGAGCTGAAGAACGCCGTCTCCGAGGGAGGCTTCGCCGCCGCCCTGAACGAGGAACTCAGCAGGCTCAACGAAGCCTTCAAGGACGGCGACTTCAAGGCCGCCGCACGCTCCATCGGTGATGCCCTCGGCGATGCCGTCCGCATGGTCGGTGATGCCGTCCGTTGGTTGGCGGCTCATGCCGAAGAGGTGAAGGCGGTTCTCGTGGGTCTCGGCTCCGCTCTCGGCGCACTCGCCTTGGCGAGGACGACTGGTGCCGTGCTCTCCCTCGCCGCGGCTTTCGGCCCCTTGGGGCTGGCGATCGCCGGGGCGGCTGGCACGATGTACTACTACCGCGAATCCGCCGTGGAGATGGAGTCCTCGACCGTCCAGCTCCAGGACGTTGTCGTCGGCACTTGGGAGGTGATGAAGCGGGACGTTTCCGCCTCGGTCTCTCAGATCGGCGATTGGATTTCCAGCACCTTCAGCGACATCCTCACGTTCGTCGGCAACACGATGGCGAACCTGCCGAAGATCATGGCGGGAGCCGTCGCTGCGGTGTCCGCCGGGGCGAGGGAGATCATGGCGATCTTCACCGCCCTCTGGGCCGACATCCAGAACGGATGGGCCTGGGTCGGAACCTCCATGCGGCACGCCATGGCTGGCAACTGGGAGTCGGCTTCGCAGTCGCTCTCCAACGCCATGGCCGGCGGCAACCTGACGAAGGCTGCGTCCGGCACCGGGGAGCGGATCGGCAAGGCGTTCTCTGAAGGCTTCAACAACGGGCCGACATGGGGATCGCTCGTAGGCGAACCATTCAAAAACAAGGTCAGGGAGATCGAACTCGAAGCGACCGCCAACTCGATCCGGCGTTCGACCTCCACCCTGAAGCCGAACACCGACGCTCTCGACGCGAACTCGAAGGCAGCCCACGCCAACGCCGCCGCCACGGCAGCCGCGGCTGGAGGCCACGACAAGCTCGCCGAGAAGGCAGCCGAGGCGATGTCCTCCATGCGCCGTCAGGTGGAGGAGGCACAGCGGCTCTACGACGCTCGGAAAGAGGGCGAGGCGTCCTACGACAAGATGAAGGACCTCATCCAAGGCGAGAACGCCGCCCTCTCAGGGGGCATCTCCCTGTCGTCGGCTGCCGGGCAGGAGATGCTACAACTCGCACTGAAGAAAGGCGAACTGGAGCGGGCGACCCAGAAGCTCATCGAAGCGGAAAGGGAGCAGGCCCGGGCAACCGAGAAGGCCGCTGAAGAGGCCAAGCGGGCGAAGGAAACTCTGTCGGAGAACCTGTTCAGAGAATCCAAGGACGTTCTCACCCCCACGGCATTCGCACTGGCGGAGCTTGATCGGTGGAAGTCCGAACAGCACGAACTTCTGAAGAAGGCTGGCCTCGACTGGGACGAGTATTCAGGGAAGATACAGACCATCTTCGACGCCAAGCTGAAGAAGATTTGGGATGACGACCTGAAGCGGGCGAAAGACTGGGGTTCCGGCATGAAGCGGGCACTCCAGGACTATGCCGAGTCCGCAACCGATGCGGCCAAGAATGCTGAGGATCTGTTTACGAACAGCTTCAAGAGCATGGAGGATGCGCTCGTTGAGTTCGTGAAGACCGGGAAACTGGACTTCAAGAGCTTGGCGGATTCTATCGTCGCCGACATCGCCCGCATCACCATCAGGCAGAGCATCACCGGGCCTCTCGCCCAGATGATGGGCGGTGCCATGGGCGGCGGCGGAGGCGGCGGCATGGGTTCCATGTTCTCCGGCATCGGCTCGTGGATCGGCGGATTGTTCGGCTTCGCCAACGGCGGTGTGATGACCTCCGGCGGATCCGTCCCGCTCCACGCCTACAGCAACGGCGGCGTAGCGAACTCCCCGCAGCTCGCACTCTACGGCGAAGGCCGCAAGCCGGAGGCGTATGTGCCACTGCCGGACGGTCGGACGATCCCGGTGACGATGTCCGGCAACAGCAACGACAACGGCGCCCGCCAGATCGTCGTGAACTTCAGCGTTCAGGCGACCGACGCGGACTCCTTCGGGAAGTCGCGTGGTCAGATCGAGGCCGACCTCCGCGGCATGGTCAACCGTGCCGCCAGAAACGCCTAATGGAGACAGGGAATGGCATTCCACAATGTAAGATTCCCTGACCGCATCTCTTATGGTGCGTCGGGCGGCCCGACGTTCTCTACCTCGATCGTCGTCACGGCATCGGGAAGAGAGCAGAGAAATCAGAACTGGGAAAGTGCGAGGCTCCGTTGGGATGTCTCGCACGCCCTGCGAAGCGATGAGGACATCAAAACCCTCATCGCCTTCTTCAGGGCTCGTCGCGGCAAAGCAAATTCCTTCCGGTTCAAGGACTGGTCTGACTTCGAGTCCGAAAACGAACCCATCGGCGTCGGTGACGGCTCAAACAAGGTCTTCCAACTCGCCCGTGTCTACAACGACATCGGCGGGTCGCAGTACCGGAAGATCACGAAGCCCGTCCCAGGCTCCGTACGCATCTTCGTCAACGGCATCGAGAATGCCGAAGGCACACACTACAGCGTTGATCACCAGACCGGTCTGGTGACTTTCGTAGCCGCCCCCGCTGACGGTGCTGCCGTCCAGTGGAGCGGGGAATTCGACGTGCCTGTCCGCTTTGACACCGACGAGATGCGGCTCTCCCTCGACTACCACAACGCATCAAGTTGGCAGCAGATCGTCGTGCTGGAGGTCCAAGAATGAAAGCCTTCCCGACAGAACTGCAAGACAGGCTGGACGATGTAGTGACCAGTTGGGCCACATGCTGGAAGATCATCAGGAAGGATGGGAAGGTGTTCGCCGCGACCGACTTTCACGATGACCTCACCATCGGCGGCGTGACCTACAAGGCGAGAGCCGGGTACACCAGGACGGCAATGGCCTCCTCCTCTACCATGGCTCCCGACAACATCGACGTTGAAGGTGCTTATGGTGTCGTCGATCACGAAGACCTGACCGACGACGACCTCCGCTCCGGTGCCTACGACGGCGCCGAGGTGCAGGTCCTCCTTGTCGATCATCGCCAGCCGCATGCTGGAGGGGTGATCCTCAAGCGTGGTTGGATCGGCGAGGTCACCCTCCGCGAGCACCGCTACACCTCCGAGATCCGTGGACTTGCCGATGCCCTGCGGACCCAGGTGGTGGAATCCACAACGCCGGGGTGTCGGGCGGACTTCGGGGACTCCCGTTGCCGCTTCAACGTCGCCTCGGTGTCAGTCTCCGGCTCCGTCTCGGCGGTGATCGACAGCATCACCATGCGTGTCGATGCCGCCGCGGCTCCTGACGGACACTGGAACGGGGGGCACGTCCGCTACACGACCGCCGGCGGCTCCGTCGTGTCGATGGAGATCAGGCGCTCCAATCCTGACGGCACCCTAGAACTCCTCCTTGCCCCGGCGGTTCCTTTCGCCGTCGGCAATGCCGTCACCGTGGCTCCAGGCTGCACCAAAGACATGGCCGGGTGCAAGAGGTGGAGCAACGTCGTCAATTTTGTCGGCGAGCCTCACGTCCCCGGCGACCGGAAGGCTCTCTCGTACCCCGACGCGAAGTGAGGAGGCGACCATGACCAAGAGGCGGCGCTTCCTTGAAGCGGCGAGGTCGTACATCGGCGTGAAATGGCGACATCAGGGCCGCAGCCGCACCGGACTCGACTGCGTGGGGCTTGTGCTCCTTGCGGCTCGTGACATCGGCTACATCACCGAGGAAGTCGATTTCACGGAGTACCGCCGGGCGCCGGATCATGCCGTGCTGGCGTCCATGCTGAACGAGCACGTCGAACGCATCGAGGTCTCCGAGATCGGCCCCGGCGACATCGTCCTCATGAATTTCGCCGCCTTCCCGACGCACATCGGCGTGATCGGGGATGCCGCAGCCCCCCACTCAATCGTCCACGCCTACGCCTCGGCCCGCCAAGTCGCCGAGCACCGTCTCGATCCCGACTTCGCAGGCCGCATCGTGGCCGCATTCAGAATTCCAGAGGAGTAGACCATGGCCCAGCTCGCATTCGGCGCCGTCGCCGCCATCGGAGCCTCTGCCATGGGCATGGGCGGCTACGCTGGAATGGCCTTCTCGCTCGGTTCCATGATCGGCGGCATGCTTTTCAACAAGGGCACCCACGTTCGCACTGAGGGTCCGAGGCTTGCCGACAAGAGCGTCCAAGGCGCGTCCTACGGCTCCCCGATCACCCGCATCTGGGGCACCGTCCAGATCGCAGGCACGATGCTGTGGACGACGGACATCGTGGAGGAATCCTCCACGAAGACCCAACGTGCTGGCAAAGGCGGCGGCGGGCAGAAGGTCAGCCACACCACATACACCTACTACGGAAATTTTGCGGTCATGGTCTGCGAAGGCCCGGTTCGGGCCGTTCGCCGTGTCCTGATGGACGGCAAAGTGATTTGGGACGCATCGAACCCGGACACCGGACGTTGGGAGAAATATCCGGGCTGCGTCACCGTCTACCGCGGCACGGACGACCAGCTTCCCGACCCCACCATGGAAGCCCACCTCGGCGTGGGCAACGTTCCCGCCTACCGTGGCCGCGTGATCGTCGTCTTCCGGCGGCTACCGCTGGCTGATTTCGGCAACCGGATTCCCCAGGTTGAGGTGGAGGTCACCCAAGAGGCAGACGAGATCAACTCCCTCATCGGCAACCTCCCGATCACCAATACCGTCAACCCTTACGGCAATTGGCTCCCCAGCAGGCAGTACCCGTACGCCTACTGGGACGATGCCGCCAACGGCATGGTGCGGAAAACACACGTCGTCAGCGGCGTGCATCTCGCATCCCAGCCTCTTCAGTCGGCCCGCCTCGTTGACGACGAGATCGGGCGGATATGGTCTCTGTGGTGGCATCCGTCGCGCGGCTGGCGTGTCCAGCGGCTGGACGAGGACACCCTTGCCCCGACTGGGGTCGCCATCGAGTCGATGTGGATCGACGGCTTCGCCCAGCTCGCCGTCTCGTCCGAACAGTCGATGGTTGTCGTCACCGTCCCCGGCATGGGAATGACGCTCGTTTTCGACTCCCGCTACGGGGGCGACGAGCTTGTGAGGCTCCAGGCCGTGCCTTCGGGGTACACGCTCGGCAGGGCGGTGATCGCCGGCGGATCGATTTGGGTGCCGATGCACGGCGGAGGCGGGTGCAAGATCCGCGAGATCAAGAAGACCGGATTGGCGTGGCAGCAGACCGACTACGACGTGTCGGGCATGACGGGTGCGGTCGCACCGCAGGCGGCTTTCGACACCGTGACCGGCTACCTCCTGATCTGGGGGCAGCCGACGAGCGGCCCAGTCGGAATCCTCCGCTGGAACCCGACGACGAAGACCACGGTGGGATCGCCGTTCCCGGCGTACCATCAGGACTTTCGCTCGACCATCTCCGGCCGCATCTGCGTGGCCTTGCCGAAGGCGGTGAACGCCGCCGATCATGTCGATCTCGGCGCTCCCGCTGCCGACTATCAGAACGGGGCGATCTGGGGCTGGACTGAGTTGAGCACGGCTGCGTGGGCGGTTCCCGACAGGAGCCGCTTTATCCCGCTGAAAGCCGCCGGGGCACCACTGTGGAGCTTCATCGACATCCACACACAGTCCGTCGTCATGCGATGGCAAGACCATATCTCGGTGGAGAAGACGCAGCGTGCCCCGTTCGGCGTGTTCTCGGCGGAGAAGATCGGCCTCGGCTCCATCATCGCCGACATGTGCGGCATGTGCGGGCTGGCGGACGACATGGTCGACGTCGCAGCCGTCAGTGATCAGGTCAGGGGATTCTTCCTTGGCCGCATGTCGGATGCCCGTGCGGCACTCGGCAGCCTGGTGGACGCTTTCGCGCTCGACGTGGCCGAGAGCGGAGGCCGTTTGGTCTTCAGGAGCCGTGCGGCGACGGCGACGCCGATCATCACGGTGCCGCACGTCGATCTGGGGGCATCGGACGGCGGCGGGAAGGCAGTGGAGAGGATATCGGAGACGAGGGGGCAGGAGCTTGAGCTTCCCCGCCGTGTCACCGTCCACTACCGCTCCTGGAACCGCGGCCATGAGGTCGGCAGCCAGATCGCCTCCCGTTATCAGGGGGCGGTCGCCACCCACCAGACGGTCGAAACCGAACTCCCATTGGTGCTGGAGGACGCACAGGCGGCGGCGATCGCCGAGCGCATGCTGATGTCCTCCTGGATCGGGCGGACTGCGGTCAAGACCACGCTACCTCCAAGGTACATGCAACTCGACCCAGGCGACGTGGTGCTGATCGAAGCCCGCCCCGGCAGGCATGTCCCGGTCAGGATCATGAAGCTCGATCTCGGCGCCAGCCTCGTCGTCGCGGTGGAGGGCAGGATCGAGGATGACCGGGCATACGTCTCGACGCTGTCGGGTGTTGATCTCTCGATCCCGACGCTCCCGCCGAGGTTCGTCGGGCCTTCCCGTCTGCACCTGATAGACGGCCCGGCTCTGCTCGACGGCGATGCCGCTGGACCCTGCGTCTATGTGGCCGTCTCTCCGGTGCTCGACGCTTGGACGGGGGCTGGGGTGCAGAAGTCGTCCTCCGTGGACGGCGACTACGGCAACGTGATGTCGGATTCATCCGGCGTGACCTGGGGTGTCCTCGACCAGTCCGTGGCGGCTTCGCAGGCCGATACTTGGGACGAGACCACGAAGATCCGCGTCAGGCTGCTCTCCGGTGAGCTGGAGTCCCGCCCTGCCATCGACATCCTGAACGGGGCAAACGCCTTGGCGATCGGGCCGAGAGGCCAGATGCCGGAGATCGTGCAGTTCCGCACAGCGACGGAGGTCAGCGACGGCGTGTGGGAACTTTCGGGCCTCCTCCGTGGCCGCCGCGGCACGGAGCACCGCATGGCTCATGATGCCGGGGAGCCTGTCGTCCTCCTGGACGGCGTGACACGTGTCGGCATTCAGTCGTCGGAGATCGGCGTGCCGAGGTGGTGGAGGACGTGGGCGTTGGGTGCCGAGGCCCCCGATCCGTCCACGGAATGGACCGTCTCGGACGCAGGCATGAGGCCGTACAGCCCAGTGCATGTGCGAGGAGCCCGCTCCGGCTCCGGCGACCTCACGGTCACCTGGATTAGGCGGACCCGCACTGGCGGCGGCTGGACCGACGGCGCCGACGTGCCTCTCGGTGAAGAATCCGAGCGGTATGAGGTGGATTTCCTAGACGGCTATGGAAACGTCCGCAGGACGCTGACCTCGACCACCCCATCCGTCCTCTACACGGCGGCACAGCAGGAGGCCGACTTCGGCTCCGTTAGGTGGTCCGGCGTGATCGTGAATGTATGCCAGATGTCGGCGGCCGTGGGGCGGGGAATCCCGGCTCAAGCAACAGTCTGACGTCCGATAATCGTTATATCGGACACTAGAAACCCATGTCTGAACATGCGGCTGCCTAGTGTCCGTTAATCGAATTATCGGAACATTGAAACCAAGGGGGCGGCTTCGGCTGCCCCCTTTTTCTATGAGGTATCCGATGCCCACCCCGAACCTTGCACTCCCTTACATCGCGACTTCCCAGGCACAGAAGGAAGTCACGCACAACGAGGCTTTGACCTCCCTCGATGGGGCGATCACCGCTCCGCTGACCGTGAATTCAGGTTCCCTGCCGACGATCACGGCGGCGGACTGGCGCACCCACGCGGCTCTGATCGTCACCGGATCGGGCGGCGTGATCACCGTCCCGGCGATCCCGAAGACGATGGTCATCGTCGGACAGCACACCGGGAGCGTCACCGTCTCCATGAGCGGCGGCGGCACCTCGGCCGCCTTCCCAGCCGGGGAATCGGGTCTCGTTTACTGCACCGGAAGCGGAGTTGTCCGCATTTCGTAGACTTCCCCGCTGTCAACAAACTAATAGTTGACAATAGTAAAGCTATGCGTTCAATTGGGAATAGATCAAGACGACTTTCCCATTGTTGAAACCAAGTAGATACAAGAAGTGGACAGGACAATGGGAGAAACAAATATTGAGATAGCGATAGCTGAGATCAAGGCGGATACCGGATTCATCAAGCGTGAGATGTCTGAGACTAGGACTGAAGTGAAGAATGCTTCATCTGCTATCATCGGTCTTCAGCACCAGATTAAGGACATCGAGCAGATCCGCGCCGAGATCGACCGCATGCGGGACGACGTCACAGACCTGAAAATGAAAATCGTAAGGTATTCGACAGCGGCGAGCATAGTCGCAGTTGTCGTCGGGTGGGTAGGAAACGGTTACGTGACGCAGACAGTGAAAGACAGCGTAAGCAAACCGACAGTGTCGATTGCATCGCCTACTGGTAAATAGAGAAGAAGGCCCGCAACGAGGCCAAGTGGACTGGATGGAATGGTGGAGAACCTCCACAAAAGATGAGGACTCCACTATGAAGGATAAGAGAATACTTACCGACGACAGGCTTCATGAGTGCAAGCTTGTCTGGGATCGATACAAGAATGACGAAGTCAGCACCCGCAAGTTGGCTGACGAACTCAATGTTTCGCACTCGACCGTTCAGCGTAGGTTCCAGGCTTACGAAGACCATCTCGACGCTCTGCGTGAGCAGCAGGCAGCACAGAAGGAAGCCGAGCGTCAGGTAGCCACCCCCGCCGGCAAGGCGGCTCCGGCGAAGCCGAAGCACAACGGGGACTATCAGTACAGTTCTTTCAAACCCGACGTTCAGAATGTCATAGACGGCATCCTTGACGAGCAGCTCGCGATGCGAGAGATCGGCCTCACCACCGACATCAAGCTCGTGATGAAGGCCATTCGGATGGCCGAGAAGATCGGCAAGGGCGAGTACACGACCGCCGAGATCGTGGAAGCGTTGCTGTCCGATGATTGCGGCAAGAGGAACTCCGGCGAGCAGAAGCTTAAAGATGCTTCTCGTAGGGAATTCGAGGGCTACACGGAACGACGCAGAGAAGAGGACAACCGCCGAATCCTAATAATCTCCGATCTCCATGCCCCATACCAGCACCCGGATGCCTTGGCCTTCCTGAAGGCGTTGCAGGGAAAGTATTTGTTCACCCGTCACATCTGCACGGGTGATGAGTTGGACTTCCACGCGATGTCTTTCCACGACAGCGATCCCGACCTCGACAGTGCCGGGCTTGAGCTTGAGAAAGGCCGCAGGGTCATGTGGGAGCTGGAGAAGCTGTTCCCGAACCTCGACCTGGCCTACTCAAACCACGGCAGCATGACGTGGCGGAAGGCGAAACATGGCGGTTTTCCGCGCCATCTGATTCTGTCCTACCGCAACTCGGTCTTCGGTGAGCGCCTCCGCAACGGCGACGTGATCCGTCCGCAGGGCCGCGGCGACGGCTGGACTTGGTATCCGCAGATCGACATCCGGCTGCCGAACGGGCAGATCCTGACCGCGGTGCATGGCTACAGCACGAACATCCGGCTCGCGGTTCAGAAGAGCGGCCAGAACGTCGTGCAGGGCCACTACCACACCAAGTTCGAGATCGCCTACTGCCAGGGCTACGGACAGAACCGCTTCGGAATCACGGGCGGTTGCCTGATCGACGACCGCTCCCTGGCCTTTGAGTACAACAAGCTCCAGCCCGAACGCCCGTTCATCGGCTGCTCCGGCGTGCTCGACAGCATCCCCGTGCTCTTTCCGATGCCTCTGGACAGCAATGGGCGGTGGACCGGACAGGTCCCCTGACCCCCGCGAAGACACCCGCAACGACACCGAAGGCCGCCTTCACAGGCGGCCTTTTCGATTCATGGAGACTGACATGCCCGCTTTCGGCAAACGCTCCCTCGACTGCCTCGCATCCTGCCACCCGGACATCCAGCGGCTGATGAACGAGGCCATCAAGACCGCCACCCCCGACCTCGATTTCGCGGTCATCTGCGGTCATCGGACCAAGGCAGACCAGAACGCTGCGGTCGCCGCCGGGAATTCCAAGACCCCGTGGCCGAAGTCGCGGCACAACACGCTGCCGTCCGAGGCCGCAGACATCGTCCCCTATCCCATCGACTGGAACGACGCACCACGCTTCAGGAAGCTGGCCCAGCACGTCAAGGCGACCGCCGAGCGGATCGGCGTTGATATCGAATGGGGTGGCGACTGGCGTGGCTTCGTGGACATGCCGCACTACCAGCTCCGGCGGAGGTGATCATGGCCGACATCGACACCATGCTCGCCGCCCGCAGCCGCACGTTCACGAAGTCGCTTGCCCGCTGGAACTCCGGCGCCGCGTGGGGAGCGATCTTCGTCTCGATCCTCGTGGACGCCTTTTGGCTCCATGCCTTGACGACCGTGCCCATCGTCGTCCCGGCGGCGTGCGCGATGATCTGGGCAATCTTCCAGACCTACGCTGCGACCGGGAACGCGGATTTGTCCGTCTTTGCCGAGATCGCGAAGGCTGGCATCAAGCCGAAGGGGGACTGACAATGCCCATAGTCACGTTCCTCCTCGGCAACTGGCGACCGCTCATGCTGGCCGCATCCGCAGCGCTGATCGCCTTCCTGCTCTGGCGGGTGGATTCCCTCTCCGCCGATCTGGAAACCACGCAGGCGGCTCACGCAACCGCTGTAGAGACCGCCAATGCGAACGCAGCCGAGGCCCAAAAGCTGGCCGCCGAGGTCACCCGCATGAACGGCATCCTCGCCCAGCGGGAGGCCGCACTGACCGCAAGCCGGTCGCAGATCAACGCGGCCAAGCGTGCCGCCATGGAGGCCAAAAATGGAGACCAAGACGCTCCTGCCGCTCCTTTGTGGAACGGCGTTCTTGATGGGCTGTACGGCCCCAGCAATCACACGGATTGAGACCATCCCAGGGCCTTCAATTCCTCCGCACCTGCTTGCCTGCCCAGAAGAGCCGGGACGGCCGGCGGTTCGGTCGCAGGCTGACTTGGCAGCATGGGCAGTCGATGTCGCCGAGGCAGGCAGGGAATGCAGGCAAAACCTGCGATCGGTGAAAGAGATCCTGAAATAAGCGGGGGTGACGACCCCCGCCTTCAATGACCTCACGCTTCCCCAGCGGCATTAGCAACGGTGGGGGCATCCGAATCCGGGAGAGCAGTCCCTCTAACCCCGGCCTCACTAGCCTTAATGGCTTTCAGCAATATACCGTCTGGAGAGGCACGAAGAGCCTTCAGTGTGTCATCAAGCACTGAAAGAGAAACCTTCACTTCATCCTCGACTGCCTCACCTCTGCCGTGGATAACTTTATTTCTCAGCTTATAGGCCGCCGGAATATCCTTGATAAGCTCTTTGGGAGTGGATTCGCTATTCACCAATGTCTTCATGACGATGTCAAGGGTGGAGCCATTAAACTCGGTCTTCCCTGATGCCGAGAATATCAATTCACGAACATTCCGTTCATAAATCGAGAAACCCTCGACAAAATCGAGTGCCGGGCTGCGCCCAGCATTGATCGCGGTGCTTGGGGTTTGTTGGGTTTCTTCTTCGCCTGCGACAAAGCGAACTTTTTCCCAAATTCCTTTGTCTACAGTGTCCCGAATCCAGTCGCCAAGCTCAGTGTCGAATTCGCGACGGAGAATGTCGGAAACAACGTCAAAGGCTGTTTGCATATGGTAATCGAGAGTTATGTCATCAACGGTTCCATACCTGTGCTGAATAGCGTTTCGCTCATCTATCAGCAGTTCCGCTCTTGCTTGATTGTCTATTTTATCAACCTTCCAGACTTTGGAAAGGCTCTGCAATGCATCGTGTATGTTTAGAGTCCGGCTACCCTTCTCATAAATTGATACGTTGTTCTCTACCAAAGCAGCTTTCACCGAAAGCTCAACACACTGTGCGAGATTGAGGACGGCGATCTTCTTATCTCTTGATTTATCGCTGCAATAGCACTCAAGGGCATGCTCCATGACCTCAAGTGCAAACCTGATTATCGGTGAACGCTGAAGCATGCTCTTGCTCTCTATGTATCAACCGGAATGGCAGTGCTGAGGCTCTACCACAATCCCCACCGCTTTTCAGCATCCAGATTCTCCATGATCGATACCTGTAGCGGATGCTGGACGCGAATGCAGTCCGCCAGATCATGGAATCCCAAGAACTGCCACGCTGACGCAGCGGTGCCCGCTGTGTCTTGCTACAATGACTGCTACAATATACGAAGGAATCACGGGGTGGGCTGAAGCCTGCCCCACTTTTTTTTGTGTCCAGATTCTGGGGTTTTGCTTCAACACTTACTGTCGCAACAGGTTGTGAACATTTCTTCACTTGCACTTTTTTCTTGCGTCAAGCAGAAATATTAAATATATATAGTTCATGAGGTCAAGGCGGTGTGTCTAGACCGAACAAAGAAGTCAAATCGGGAGGCTAGAATGGCTCAGTTTGCAGTTTACGGATCGAAGAAACGGACCCTGATAGACATCGTCGAAGCCGAGTCTTTCCGCGATGCGTCGATGATCGTGCTCAAAGCATATCTCGATGTCTGCGGCGATGAGACAGTCGAGGAATGGATCGCACGCACGGGAAACGCCGAGCGTGATGTCTACGAGTCTTACCTCGCCGAAGAAATCGTCGCCGGATCGACTCCTGCAAAGCGGAAGTCGAAGCAGGATGTGGTCACGCTAATCACTGCGATCACCGATCGTCTGGACATCGACGAGTTGAAGGCGACCTGGCTCAAAGACCCGACTTTCAACCTTGAAGACGAACCCGGCTTTGAGGATTTCCATGACGAGCTTCGGGAATTCCGTCTGTCTCACCAGTCGGTCGAAAAGAAGCCAGCCGCCGGGTTCGACATCGAGACCATCCGCACCGATGGTATCAGCTACGCGAACGTCAGCCTGACCTTCGACGACAGCGAATGGGTGCTGAAGCGTCGTCACAGCGACTGGAAGGAGCCGCTGGTCTGGGCCGGACGCAGAGACGAATTCTGGATGGTATTCCGTCCTTCTTCGGCAAATCCATTCGATCCGGTCGATGTCCTTGGCGATGATTTGACGGAGGAGCAGGCAGTGCTCCAGCTCGTCGAGATCGGCGGACAAATGACACGGAAAGCAGCCTGAAGACACGAGGGGGCTTCGGCCCCCTCTTCAACATGTGAATATAAGGAGAACGAAGATGGGAGCAAAAGGCAGCGGGCGGCGCCCGATCGGCGAAGGCAGGATGACGCAGGCCGACTACAGCAGACGGCACAGACAGAAGATCAAGCGACTGAGCGGGCCGACAAAAAGGGACCTTGAGGGCATCACATACACAGCTCTGAGGGAGTCGTGGAGGCAGCTATCCTACCAGGCAATGTGTGCTCTCTACGATGCGGCCAGGGCAGAGGCAGTAAGCAAGGGATTCGATCCAGACGACGCAGAGAAACGACTAAAAGAAGCGATGACGAAATGAAGGTGGAGGCTCCGGCCTCCATCTTTTTTTGTGCCTTTTTTCAGCCAATCCATTGAACACCTACTGCCGCAACAGGTTATAAGCATTTCTTCATTTACACTTTTTCTTGCGTCAGGCAGAAAGATTAATTAACGTAAGATCATGAAGCGGTGATGGACTCACCGCAAACTTCGGGAGGCAATCATGAGCATCATCGACATCAGCAAGACCGACATTCAGGTCATCGACAGTTCTGTTGACGGCACCTTCGCGTTCGGAATCTTCATGAACGGGGACCGCAAGGGTGAATGGTCTGCTCGCATCATCGGCCAGGAGATCCGTCTGGAGTACAACTCGGCAGCCGACGGCGCCGAAGGCAACGATCCGGCGATGGACGCTGTCGGCGACGACCTCGTGGACAACCTCTATGACGACGTGTGCCACCTCGTCCGCGACGAGATCCGCAGGTATCGCGTGACCGCACGCTGAAAAACACTCAAATTGGGAGAGAGATCATGAAACAAATTCCGTACATCGACTTCGCTATCCGCTGCGGTCGGCAGTGCGTGATGGACGCTCTGAAATCATCGCCGGATCTGGTTGGCAAGGCTGACACCCTCCGCTTTGTCGCATCTACATACGGACTCCATCGTTTCTCTACGGTTCTCAAGGCGACAGACAGGCCGATCCCCGGCGATGCCCAGGTTTGGATCGATCAAGGGGTCGAGACGGAGATCGAGCGGCAGGCACGCAAAGCGGCTGCCTGAAGCCGGGCGGGGAATCCCCGCCCCCTTCCCCGAGGCCATCCGCGCAGGCGTGTGGCTTCAGGCAAGGGGAACCAAACAATCGGGAGGCATCATGAAACTCACAAGCGAACTCACGCTCAAGCTCGCGATCACCGCTGCGGATAGCTACCACCTCATCTACAGCGGCAGCGACGACCTCGCTGCCGTCCGCGCCGCAGCGGTCGATCACACCCTCGCGGGGATTGCCTCGGTCTTCGGCATCGGCATCGACATCGACGACAGGCTGCGTGCCGAAGTCGAGAGCGGGGTCGATTTCAGGTTTCGGGAGCTTGAGGCAAAGCGGAAGAAGCGGCGGGCCTGACGCAGCCGCGCTCACCATGAAATGGGAGGCTTCGGCCTCCCATTTCTTTTTGTGCCCTATTGGACAAATATGTTGACAAACTGTGACTGTGGTGCTATCTATAATGCGGGAGAGGGGAGCGATCAGGAGGCACATGATGAACACCAGTTTTGCCGACCAGGCCGCGACCCTCGAAGCTGAAATCGAAAACCTCTTTGCGGTGCTCGCAGCCGAAACGGCGCGGACGCAGGCGCTGAAGCAGGAGATCAGGAGCTTGGAAATGGACCTTAGCGAGCAGTGGGATTCCTACGAGAAGCGTTTTGCATGGGCGTTTGGTGAGCGCGGCCTGTATCCTGAAATCCCCGTGAGATGGTATCCAGTGATTTTCAGACTTGTGGAAAGGATGGATGCCGCGTTGACCGCTGAGCAGAAAGTCGATTTCCAGTTCACGCAGATCAAAGAGAAACACAACAGACTCCGGGTCTACTACAACAGCGACTGGACTGCTGACAAGATTATCGACCCACTGATCGAACAGGCTGAGAGCGAGGTCGAGACTATCGAGAAGCTGCACAAGAAGCTTTCATAGACTGCCTGTTTACATCTAAGCGACTGACTGCAAGCCCGCCGGGGGAGACCCTGGCGGGCTATTTTTGTGTGTCGCTAGGGTTACAGGGCACATCGCCGTCAACAATTTCGTGTCTCATGGGTCACAAAAGATGTTGACAAGGATGGGGGATTCGAAGATCCTCAGCTCACACGACGGCGCTACCGCCAGCGTGCGGATCTTGGAAAACCGAAGACTGAATGTGAATGAGATTGGACCGCCGGGGATGGCTCCGGCGGAGGGGGAGACGTGTGCGTGCGAAGCAAACGTCTCCCGTAACCCGGTGCCGCCGAATGCAGTGCGAATGCCTCGGCGGCCAGCAAGTAGGAGAAAAGAGTATGAGCTACACTGAATCCGAATTCAAGCGCGTCGTCGGGGGCATCACTAAAGCGATCAAACTCGGTGCTGTCGAAAGCGGCGAGGTTTGGTACTGCAACGACGCGGACGGCAACGTTTCGCACGTCATTTTCGGTCGCGCTGATATCGTCCGCAGTCAGCTCGGTGAGGTTTTCGTCGCTCTCCGCCCCTTCGACGACGGCATCTACACGCATGTCGTCGGCGAGGTCGTCATCGGCTCCGGTGTCGTCTTCACGGAGATCAACAACGCCGAGCGCGAGGCCGTCACCGCCGTCGGCGGCGGTGACATCATTCTCGGCAAGCTCCTCGCGGCCGCCGATGCCGCCGCGCCGCGGCTTGCCCGCATCGCGCTCGGCGTGATCGAGGAGGTCGTGTGATGATGAGCAAGCCCAAATTCCGCGACCTCCGACACGAAGAGATCTGGACCGCGGTGCAGGTCATCGAGCAGAGCATCAATGTCATCCGCACCGCCTACCAGGCCGTTGCCGACGGCAAGAGCTGGGGTGGTCAGCCCGGTGCCACTGAAGCGGTCAGCGACATCGAGGGAGCGATCGAGGACATCATCGAATCCATCTTTGCTGTCCCAGTCGGCAGCCGCGAGCGGGCGGTGATCATCGAAGCGGTCGGCGGCGTTCAAGATTGGCTCCGAGCGGTCATGCACGGCCAGCTCCGCGACGATCCGCACAGCCGCTACCTGCGCGTCATGATCGGCGAACCGCGGCTCGATTAATGGAAGACATGGATCAGGAGGGGGCCGTCACCCCCTCCGGGTTCTCTGCTCCGATTGTGATCGAGCAGGAGACCATCACCGCCGAAGATTGGGACATCCCCGCCGACCCCGGCTTCGATTACAGTAGCATCGACGACAACATCGCTCGTCAAGAAGCCGTCGAAGCCGCCGAGCGTATCAAGGGCCGTCTCCGTAAATTGCTCGAAGAGTATGTCGGAATCGGCTTCGATCTCATTAAAGTGAAAGAGGGAATCGGTCACGGCAAATTCCAGAAGTGGATCGACGCTGAATTCGGGATGACCTATAAGACTGCCAACAATTATATGAATGTGGCTTCCCGCTTCGGTAAACCTGAAATTATTTCATGTTTGAGCGGTGTCCCTCCCACGGCGCTCATCCACCTCGCATCGGCTCCGGAGGGTGTCCAGGAGGAGATCCTTGAAGCGGCTGCGAGCGGCCAGCGGATCAGGGTAAAAGACGTGGACAAGGCAATTGCCAGAGCCAAGGCCAACTCCACGGACACCACCGAGCGCAGCGATGAACTCAGGTTCGAAGCGGCGCTCAAGCGGATCGGCGCCGACATCCGCGCCGAGGCTCGGGCGGTCGCGGACGAGCGGGCGGCTGCGGCCTCGGCGCTGATCTCGGAGGTCATGCAGATCGTCGGCGAGGTCGAGGAGGCTGGATTCCCGAAAGGCTGCTGGAAGCGGCTCCAGGCCGCAGGGAAGGCCGCTGGAAACGTTGTCAAGATGTTGACGCAGGCTTGCGGTGAGACACCTACGGACGACATCCAGTCGCTCGTGAAGGCTCTCAAACGCATCCACAGCGTGACGTACACGGGGAAGCCGGTCGATCACGATGCCGCCCGTAGCTGCGCGGACGATCTCCGAAAAGCGATCTTCGGCGATCCTGATGCGTGGAATGTCGGCAGTGTCGAACCGGAAGTCGAGCATGATGATCCCGGGGATGTCTTCAGCGATTTCAAGCTGCCGAAATTCCTGGAGCACCTCGAAGATGCCTAAACCAAGGGGAGCCAACGCGGCTCCCCTTTTCTTTTTGTTGAAATCGAGAAAATTCGGGTTTCTTGCATAGCCCCGTCAGAAAATAAATCTATCGAAGCCAGAACTGACGGGAGGCAATCATGGCTCAGAAAGTTGACATCACCTTTGACATCGCTGTTTCAATGCGTGGCATCGACGACATGCACGAGCATGTCAGCGACCAGATCAGGACCATGGTCTACATGCTGCTCGGCTACGGTCGTGCTAACGAACTCGTGTCCGGCAGCAGCCAGTACCAGGCTTGCTTCAACGTGCTCTTGAGCGAAGACGGCATGATCCAGGACATCGACCTCACCCAGGCCCACGAGATTCCCAAAGTCGGAGGTGAGCGCGTGAGCAGCGACAGGTGGTTCACAGTCCAGTGCCGACGGATTCCCGCAGACGTGCTGAAGTCCCTGACGGACCCGAAATCCATCATAAAAAACGGTCGCAGAAAATTCCCAAAGGGAGTCGATCCGATCGATGCGATCAGGTGTCTCGCTGAATCCTGCATCGTCCGCGATGCAGATGCTATACGCGAGATCGTCGGAATGTGGAGACAGAAAGGTGCGGCACTGAATGCCAGTGCCGGAAAGAAGAACAACATTGCAGCGTAAAATGATGACAAAACTTGGATACAGATGAAATCAAGAAGCGTGCCAACCTCGGCACGCTTCTTTGCTTTTGCTGTCGGTTGTTGCTACAATGCATCATCTAAAGGGGATGCGGTCATGCAGGGTCTCGTCAAATGCCGCGGATGCGGCTGGGTGTGGGAGTCGGTCTCGGTGGGGATGGGCTACACGCGCTGTCGGTGCGGCTCCCCGGCGACAGCAGGCACGATGGAGCCAACGGACGGGTCTGGACTTCCTATCGGGGTCACGATCAACGGAATCGTCGTCTGCGGGCCGCTGGATGCATCCTCCACGTCTCTGGTGGTGACACAGCAGGCACCGTGAGATCGCCGCTGTAGGCCGTGTTTCCGCCAATGTTGACAACGAAGAAGGGGGCCGACTGGCCCCTTGTTGATTCCAGCCGCCGATGCGTCAGGCTGCCAGAGCGTAATGGCGCCTCCACCATTGGCATGCCGCCCAAGCTTTCAAACACTGGGTACGAGCCGGGATACGTCTAGTCCAAGCCCGACGTAATCGAGCTTCTCAATTGCACGTTTCAGGTCGCTTGCGTCGTAATCGGTATAGCCGTCCGTCTGGCGAAATTTTGTGAATTCGGGAAGTTCTTCATCATGACCGGCAAGTGCGGCCACGGTCATGACGTCCACGTTCGCCTTCGTTCGCATGGTCGTGATGAAGGTCCGACGAAACGAATGGAAGTCACGCAACGGTTCGTACAGGCCACATCGGCGGCGGTAGTCGGTAAAATGAGCACTGTATGTGTCACCCAGCTTTTTCAGGCGGCCGGTCGGAGCCAGCTCGGGGAAAATCTGTCGATCATGTTCTGCTCGCTTGAACAGTTCGAGAAACCCGAAACGCTGAAGCGCCGAATGCACGGGAACGACCCTTTCGCTGCTCTCGGTCTTCAGTCGGCGGGGGCCTTCTCCGTTGATGTGTAGGCAGTATGTCCCATGAACGTCCCGGAAGAGATCTTCTTTTCTCAGTTGTGCAATTTCTTCGAGGCGAGCACCCGTCCAAAGAGACGCTACGGGAAGCCACCAGTAGGCGTCCCTATAAATATTCTCTCCTGGCATATCCCTCTTAGAGAAGTCTTCTTGCTTGCTGCACGTACCTTTCCAAACAGGACTCAGAAACAGTTCGTTGAGCTGATCGATCGACCAAATCTTTCTCTTTTGGGCGTCTGGAACGAAATCAGAAAGCTCAATATCCTCAAATAGCTCTTCAACTTCTTCAACGTGCGCCCACTTAAATTCCTTAGCGGCAGCTTTGAAGAACGCCTTCACATGGGTGACATGCTTGTCGATTGTGGTCGCGCCCATGGTGGGCTTACCTTCTGATGATGCCAGAAGTTCATCCACAGACCTGTCTCTGTCTTTTGGAGATTTGCCGACTGATGTCCTCAGGCGCTCCAACACCCGGACCCACGAGACAATTTCGCTCGCTGTGTAGGTTGGAAACTGTCTGTCGCCGAGAATTTTCGCGAATAAATTGATATAGTGGTTAATATGGCGCTTGCCGTCGTCTTGAAGCTTCTTTTTGGCATCATACTCGGCAGTGAGATATTCAATGACCGTCTTTGTTTCCTTATTTCTAATAAGGACGCCAGCATCTGCCATCAGCGAACGCAGTTCAGAAACCTTGGCCGCTGCAACTTCCGGAGAGGAGTCCATGGCGACGCGATCCAGCTTATCTGAAATGCGGTCCAGCCTCAGCCTGCCAACCTCAGCTCGGTGCATGTCCGTGTCGATCCGCCGTAGGTCTGCCAAAGTACGCCGTAGCTGAGCAATTTCATCAGCCATCTTCGCGTTAGCGATCTCCTTGGCGGTAACCTCTTCCTGAATCTGGACGGTTTCGATCAGGAGGTTGACCAATTCCTGCTTTGCGTCGCTCATACTGCGGATTTCCTCGAAGACTGCCATCAGCTTGCCATACAGGCGAGCGGCCCTTGTCTTGGCTTCCGAGGGAGAAGCGGTGCCAAGCGAACGCCGGATTTCCTGACGGCGGACGCGTTGTAGCAGATCACGGGGTACCCTGCACCGGAGGTGATAGACGCCGCCGCGGCGGTGGATGTGGCTTGCGATGGATGCCAT